ACTGCCGTCCGCGCAACTTTCCTGAACCCCGGGACCTGCGGCGCAGTCCACCGTTCAGGCCCCGCTCGCCTGGCGAGTCGCCGCCTGTGACATGTTCAGCCGTACAGGTACCGCATCATGAAAACCACCATCCTGTTCATCAGTGCCGCGCTGCTCGCGTCGCCGGTGTTCGCCGCCGACCGCTGCAGCGACAACCTGCAGAGAATCGACGAGAGCATGCAGAGCACCAACCGCAGCGACAGCGTGCAGGAGCAGGCCATGCGGCTCCAGGAAAAGGCCGCCCAGGCCCAGGAACAGGGCAATACCCAGGCCTGCGTGGCCATGACCGAGAAGGCCCTCAAGCTGCTGAAAGCCTCGTCCAGCAGCTGAGCCGACGCCCGGCGGGCGCCGCCGCGAGCGGGGAAACGCGGCGGCCCCGGGCCGCGGCAATCGACACATGAGGAAACAACCCCTTGAGCGCGCCGGGCAATCCGCTAGAATGCCCGGCGTCATTGGGGAGTAGCCGCCCGCCCGGAACACCGGCGGGGACCACGTCAACATCCTTGGCCGGCAGGCCATGGCGTGGCCAGCGCAAAGCCCGGCAAGACCTTTGTCCATGCAACCTCCGCAACGGCCGGGGAGGCGCATGGTCATGGGTACCATACCGGCCGGGAGTTCCACCGTGATGCACCGCCTCCGTCCCGAATCGCCCTCCACCCGCGAGGAGCGCGCGCCATGCTGACCTTCGTCCTCGAACTGCTCGGCATGCTGTTGCTGATCCTGATCGCCGCCGAACTCTTCACCAACGCCCTGGAACACCTGGGCGAGCGCCTGGGCATCTCCGAAGGCGTCACCGGCTCGCTGTTCGCCGCCATCGGCACCGCCCTGCCGGAAACTCTGGTGCCGCTGCTGGCGCTGGTGGCCGGCACCAGCAACGTCTCGCTCAACGAAGAAGTGGGCGTGGGCGCCATCCTCGGCGCGCCGCTGATGCTCTCCACCCTGTCCACCTGCCTGATGGCCTGCTTCGTCCTCCGCGGCCGTGGCCTGCGCGGGCGCCTGGTGCCCGAGCGCAGCGGCCTGCTGCGCGACCTCAACTTCTTCCTCCTGGCCTTCTGCCTGGCCACGGTGGCGATGTTCGTGCCCTCGCAACTGCACAGCTACCGCATCGGCCTGAGCGTGCTGCTGGTGCTCACCTACGTCGGCTACATCACCCTCACCCTGCGCGCCTCCCGCGACCTGGTGGAAGACGGCCACGGCACCGCGGCGGAAAACCCCATGTGGCTGTCGCGCCTGGGCGTTCCGACCAACGCCTTCACCGTCCTCCTGCAACTGGCGCTGGGCCTGGCCCTGCTGGTGCTCGGCGCCAAGGGCTTCATCCACGGCGTGGAGGGCCTGTCCGACCTGCTCGGCATCTCCGCCCTGCTGCTCTCGCTGCTGATCATCCCCATCGCCACCGAGCTGCCGGAGAAGGTCAACAGCATCCTCTGGGTGCGCCGCGGCAAGGACACCCTGGCCTTCGGCAACATCACCGGCGCCATGGTCTTCCAGGGCACCCTGCTGCCGGCCATCGGCATCCTGCTGACGCCCTGGCAGCCGCGCATCGAAGTGCTCACCGGGGTGCTGGTGACCCTCGGCGCGGCGCTCTGGCTGCGCCTCAACGCCCGCCACAATGGCATCGCCGCCTGGGTGCTGCTGGGCAACGGCGCGCTCTACGTCGCCTACCTGGCCATCACCCTCGGCCGCTGAACGCCGGCGCCGCCGTGCAAGCCACGGCGCAGCGCCTAAACTGACGGTTCCGCCAGGCGCCCGGCCGGCGCCTGCCGACACACCGCTGCATGCAAGGAGAGGCCATGAAGATCCTGGTAGTGCTCACATCCCACGACCAACTGGGCGACACCGGCAAGAAAACCGGCTTCTGGCTGGAGGAGTTCGCCGCGCCTTACTACGTGTTCAAGGACGCCGGCGCCGAGCTGACGCTCGCCTCGCCCAAGGGCGGCCAGCCGCCGCTGGACCCGAAAAGCGACGAGCCCGACGCCCAGACGCCGGCCACCGAGCGCTTCCGCAAGGACCCCGAAGCCCAGGCCGCCCTGGCCAGCACGCGCAAGCTGGCCGAGGTGAACGAAGCCGACTACGACGCCGTCTTCTACCCCGGCGGCCACGGCCCCCTGTGGGACCTGGCCGAGGACAGGTACTCCATCGCCCTGATCGAATCCTTCGCCAGCGCAGGCAAGCCGGTCGCCGCCGTCTGCCACGCCCCCGGCGTGCTGCGCCACGTGAAGAACGGCGACGGCAAGCCGCTGGTCGAGGGCCGCCACGTCACCGGCTTCTCCAACAGCGAGGAAGAAGCCGTGGGCCTGACCGCCGTAGTGCCCTTCCTGGTGCAGAGCGAACTCAAGGCCAAGGGCGGCCGCTACGCCAAGGCCGACGACTGGCAGAGCCACGTGGAAGTGGACCGCCTGCTGATCACCGGGCAGAACCCCGCATCGAGCGAAGCGGTGGCCGCCGCCGTGCTGAAACTCCTGGCCTGACAGGGGTTTGCAGAGCCCCCGGTGGACTCGCCGGGGGCTTTGCCGTACACTGGCCGGGACCTTCAAAGGTTCTGGGGCCGATTAGGATTCGACGCCGGTAACAAAACTTGAGGGGCATGCCGAGTAGGTGACAGTTCTCGTAAATCCGCTGCCACAATTCATAGTTGCCAACGACGACAACTACGCTCTGGCCGCCTAAGGGCGCCAGCAGACCCTAGGGGATGCCTGTAAACCCGAAGATTAGGTCTGTCAGATAGAACAGGATCGCCGCCAAGTTCGCTGTAGACGTAACGGCTAAAACTCATACAGCTCGCTCCAAGCGCCCTGCCACTCGGGCCGCGCGGAGTTAACTCAGTAGAGATGGCTAAGCATGTAGAACCGATAGCGGAGAGCTGGCGGACGGGGGTTCAAATCCCCCCGGCTCCACCAAATAAGCCCCTGAAAAGCCTAGAGTTTTTCAGGGGTTTTTCTTTTGGTGTCGAAGAAATGTCGATACCACTTCAGCGCTCCACCTCCGATCAGGCTACGCTGGCAGTGTGAGGGGGTTAAAGGTTTGGCACAGGCCGGGAGCGGCCCGGATGAAGCCGGAGCAAGCCGGAAGACCCCGGACAGCGCGGGCTGTAGCTAAGCGAGCGCGTCAATATAGTGCCAAATGCGAGCGAGGCTTTAGACGAACCTCGAAAGCAAAGAGCCCGCATTTTCGCGGGCTCTTTGGCATTTAAGTGTCTATTGCCCGGCGAGGGACGGCGGTTAGATCAGCCAGCCGCCAGCCCATACCGCGCGACCAATGATCTGCAGCTCTGCCAGGCGCTCCTTGGGGACCACCAGGTCCTTGTATTCCTTGTTATGGCTGATCACCCGCACCGAGCCGTCAAAGTCCCGCTGTAGACGCTTCGCGTAGAGGTGGTCATCCAGCATGATCACGTAGACACCCTCGCCCTCAAGGCCGCTGCGGCTGAGATCAATCATCACAGTGTCGTCATCGTCAATCAGCCCGAGCATCGAATCGCCGTCCGCTCGCAGGCAGGCGAGATACTCCGGGCGCAGCCCCTTTTTTCTCAACGAGTAACGAGTAAAGGCCAGCATGGTTAGCACGCGTGCGCGCTCGTTCCATGCGCCATGCCCTGCGCTGCAGCGGGCGTCATAGAGCGGGATATGGGCGTAGACGTCCTCATCGCTGCTCACCGCCTGCCCGCTGCGCTTGCCCATCAGCAGCCAATCCAGGCTCTCCCCCGTGGCAGACGCCAAAGACACCGCCACAGCGATGCTCGGAGCGTTGGTGCCTTTGATGTACTTGTATAGCTGAGTCTCATGTATGCCTGACAGGTTAGCTAGTTCTCGCTTGCCTCCAACCCTGCCTGCTAGCTCCTCGATACGCGTTCCGATTGCCTCGGGGCTGAACGGAACTAGAGCGGACGCCTGTTCCGTTTGTTCCGTTTCGTCGTAACCATTTGAATTCATTGGGTTTTGCTCTTTGGCTTTTCTTGTTTCTCTAAAAAGCGAAACGGAACTAGCGAAATAGCTTGATCGTGCATTGCTTGTTAGCTATGTTTATCCGCAAGCGGCCGTTAGAGGTCGCAGGAACCACCCGCCAAGATGGTAGAGAAATGGACGTAGCCAACATGCCGCTTGACCCAGCCAAGCGCTGGGAATGGATCAAGTACCAGTTGCGTATTAGCGGCAGCTCCGCCGCGAAGCTGGCACGACAGCTCAATGTCACCGACCGAGCTATTCGCGCCACCAAGGAACATCCCTATCCGCGAATTGAACGTGCAATAGCCAAAGCCCTGGGAACGCAGCCGGAGCAGCTCTGGCCAGAGCGTTGGAACAGCGATGGCACCCCCATCAGGCAGCGTCCGAATCGCGCAGAAAGTACGGTGCAATATCACTGCACCGGGCACGCGAAGCATAGCGTTTACAGTCCTGTTTCGCACCGTATAACGGGCGCGGAGGCTTGAACATGCGTCACGGAAAAGATGACCGCACGCTAGACATCTTCGCAGTTCCGCAGCCGGTCCCGGCTATTCCGGGGCATGGCAATTACTCGGCCCAAGTCAGCGAACTGGTGGCCGAGCTCATGAAGCAGTCCGGCCTGGAGCGCTATGAGATTGCCGCTCGTATGTCGCACCTCTCTGGCGGCGATGTAAGCAAGGCGATGCTCGATGCCTGGTCAAGTCCAGCTCGTCTTGACCACAACCTGCCGCTCTATCGCGCTGCATTGATTGAGGAGGTCTGCTCTGGCTGCTTGCTAACCGACTGGTTGGTCAATCTGCGTGGCGGCCGAGTTGCCTATGGCCGTGATGCCTTGCTGGTAGAGCTGGGGCGCTTGGAGCGCGAGGGCGATACAGCCCGCCGTCTGGCTCGGGAGCTAAAGCGCAAGCTGGGGGACGACCATGCGTAAGTGGTTTACCGCCCAGGAGCTGGCCGCGCTACCCGGCATGCCGGGCACTGAGCGAGGCGTAAAGAAGCTGGCAGAGCGCGAGAGTTGGGAAGGCCAGCGCCGCCTTGGTAGCAAGGCTATCGAGTACAGCTATGCCAACTTGCCTGAGTCTGCAAAGGCTGCCTTGTTGGCTCGTCTGGTCAGCCGGGACGAGCCAGCCACTGCGCCTAATGTAATAGAGCGTGACAGCGTTTCAGTGTCACGCCTTAACGATCATCAGCGGTCTGTAATGGTCGCTCGCCTGGTGTTCGTGCGTGAAATCGAGCGTATGAGCCAGGTGGTCAGCCAACAGCGTGCGGTGCTGACCCTGGTAGATATGGCTCGCGATGGCCAGCTCAGCCCCTACTTGGCCGAGAAAGTAGAGCGCGCTAACGACCGCAAGACTGACGGTCGCAGCCTTTCCGAGCGCACGCTCAAGCGCTGGCTATCGGAGTACCGCAAGAATGGTGAGGTCGGATTGGCCCCGCTGCGCCACAAGGCCGATATGGGCATACCGGCCTGGGCTCCAGACTTCCTGCGCTGCTACCAACGCCCGACCAAACCGGCGGTGGAGCGTGCCTATGCCGAATTTGCCGCGAAGCACAAAGGCGACTGCCCGAGCATCCATCAGGTGCGCCGCTTCCTCGACAAGCTCAGCCCCGAGGCCCGCGAGCAAGGCCGCCGCAGCCCGCAGGAGCTGAAAGCCCTGCAGCCATTCCGCCGCCGCCTGACCAAGAACCTGCTGCCGGGGGACGTTTACACCGCTGACGGCCACAAGTTCGACGCCGAGGTGATCAACCCGCATACCGGCAAACCGCACCGCCCTGAGATAACGACCGTCATCGACGTGGCGACCCGGCGCGTCCTGGGCGTATCCATCGGCGAGGCTGAGAACGCCATCGACGTGATGTTCGCTCTGCGCGATGCGATCCAGCGCGGCGGGATGTTCGCCATGTTCTATGTGGACAACGGTTCCGGCTTCGCCAACGACGCGGTGCGTGAAGTGGTCGACCGCCTGGGCGGCGAAATGGTCCATGCGCTGCCATACAACAGCCAGGCGCGCGGCCTGATCGAGCGCGCCCACCAGTCCCTGTGGGTGGCCGCTGCCAAAAAGCTGACCAGCTACATCGGCGCCGATATGGACAAGCACGCCGGCACCAAGGTGCATCGCATCAGCCGCCAGCAACTGCGCGACCACGGCAGCACGCGACTGATTCCGACCATGGCCGAGTTCATGGCCGCCGCTGAGCTGGAAATCGAGGACTACAACAATCGCCCGCACCGGGCGCTGGGGAAAATCCGCGACCAGCAGACCAACCGCATGCGCCACATGAGCCCCAATGAGGCCTGGGAAGCGGCGCGCGGCACCGGCTGGGAGCCGATGCTGGCTCCCCCTGAGTTGGTATGCGACCTGATGCGCCCGCAAGTAGTACGACGCACCCATCGCGGCGAAATCGCCTGGGATGGAAACCGCTATTTCCTCAACTCGCTGCGCGATCTGCATGGCCAGGAAGTGCGCATTGCCTACGACGTGCGCGATGCCAGCCGCGTATGGGTCCGCACCTTGGACGGCGAGTTGATAGGCGAGGCCCTGCTCGATGGCAACGCCAGCGATTACATGCCGCAGAACCGCATAGAGAAGGCCCGCGACCGCCGCGCCCAAGGCCAGCTGAAACGCGGCATCGACAAGCTGGAAACCCTGACCGGCTCCCGCGTGGAGCTGATCAGCCAGACCAGCGCGCCGAGCGCCAATCTGGAGCCGGACCAGCTGGAGCTGGCCCAGCAGTACGCCGAGGAGGTCATGGAGCGCCAGGCGGCCGAGTTCGAGGTGCCGGGGGATGCCATGGCCCGCTACGACCTGTGGCAGCAACTCGAAGCCAGGCAGAAGACCGGCGAATCCCTCTCAGAGCAGGAAGCCCACTGGCACGCCACCTACCCGCGCCACGGCGATTTCCAATCCATTCAACGCATGTACGACTTCGCGGACGAACAGGCCCGCGCTTGACCAAGGGAGTGACACCAATGAGCGTTTCCAAGATTGTCCCGCTAACCAACGTAGGCCTGCTGTCGGCCGCCATCGACCGCACGCTGCAGCGTCCAATCGGCCTGCCTGGTCTTGTTGTCATGTACGGCCCAAGTGGCCTCGGCAAAAGCGTGGCCGCTCTCTACGCTGCCAATCTGCACCGCGCTTACTACGTCGAGTGCCGCAACGCCTGGAGCAGGAAGGCTCTGCTGCAAGCCATCCTGCGCGAAATGGCGGTGACTCCGGCGCGCACCCTGTCGGAAATGGTCGACCAAGTAGCCGAGCAGCTCACCCGCAGTGGTCGCCCGCTGATCGTGGATGACGTGCAGTACCTGCTGGAGAAGTCGGTCGCCAACGTCCTGACCGACCTCTACAACGCCAGCCAAGGCACCATCGTACTGATCGGCGAGGAAGGCGTTGCCGCCAGCCTGGGCAAGCTGGAACGCCTGCATAACCGTGTTCTGGAATGGGTGCCGGCACAAAGCGCCAGCCTGAACGACGTAAAGCGCCTGGCTGCCGAGAGCTACCCGAAACTGCAGCTTGCCGACGATCTGCTTGCAGACCTGAACAGGTCGGTAAGCGGGTGCCTGCGCCGTGTTGCTGTGAACCTGCATCGGGTGAACAGCGAGGCCTCGGCCAGCGGCCTGGAAGCTATCGACCTGGCAGCGTGGGGTAAGCGCGGCTGGTACACCGGCCAGGCACCAGCGCGGAGGGCTGCTTAATGGCGGGCCGCAAACGCATCGACCTCGAAATGGAAGGCACCAAGGGAAACCGCCAACGCTGCTGGGAGGCCATGCGCGCCCGTGCGGGCGGCTTCACTGCCTACGAGATTGCCAGGGCTGCCAATGCGCATGACGACGTGGTGCGCTGCTATCTGCAAGGCCTGATCGCCGGCCAGTACGTCGAGGTAATCAACGCTGGCAGCAAGTCCGAGGCAGGCCGCTTCGAGGAGCAGCGGCTACGCATCACCCGCGACATTGGCGCGGAGGCGCCTGCCGTCACCCGCGACGGCAAGGAAAGCACGGCAGGGCGTGGTAACGAAGCCATGTGGCGGACGCTGCGCATGCTGGACCAGCTGGATGCGCGGGAGCTGGCTGCCCATGCGTCCGCCGCAGTGCCGGTCAGCCTGCACGCCTCGCGGACCTTCCTGAAATGGCTCAAGCGAGCTGGCTACGTTCAAGTTGTCGTGCCAGGCAAAGGCGGTAAGCCGGAGCGCTATCGCCTGGCGCCCGGCCGTAACACTGGACCCAAACCGCCCATGGTCCAACGCATTGGCCAGGTCTTCGACCCGAACCTGGGCGCAGTGGTGTTTCGCCAAGAGCCGGACGAGGTGGACGCATGATTAACGTCGATCTGTCCGCTTGGGGCGAGCAGCCCCCGCTGTTCGTCTCGCTGCTGGCCGGCGAGGTGAAGCGCAGCAACCGCACCCTGGCTGGTCGCCGCATCGGCATGAGCCGCAGCGCCGTGAGCCTGATCCTCTCCAACCGCTACCCCTCGCCAAGCACGGCTGGCGTCGAGCGCCGCGTCATGGAAGCGCTCGGCCGTATCGAGTGCGTGGCGTTGTGCGAGGTGATCACGGCCGAGCAGTGCCAAACCTTCCGCGAACGCCCCGCGCCCACCCACAACCCGATGGCCATGCAGCACTGGAAAGCCTGCCAGCACTGCCCGAACAACCCTGCCTGCACAGCACAGGAGAAGCACCATGCACGCCTCCACTGAGCGTCCGCTGAAAGTGTTGACCGCCGAGCATCGCGCCCAGGTGACCAACTTCAACCAGACCGCCCGCGACCTGCAGCACATGGGGATTCGCCTGCACCGCATAGACCTGGCCGGCAATCGTCTGGAGGTGGACCCGGAGGGCGGCCGTCGCCTGCTACTCCAGCGCCTGGTCAGTGGCTATCAGCGCCACGCAACCGCAGGCAGCACCCGCTATGTCGCGCAGTTCCAGGGGGTAACCCTCGAATGGCGCGAGCCAATCAGCTATGCCCGGCCGGATGAATATGCCGGCATTACCACTCATTGACCGAGGAGAAAGCACATGTACGGAACACCAGAGATTAAGGCCGGATTTTGGGAAGACGCCAAAGGCCGCCTCGTGCCAGTCAGCATGATCAAGCCAGTGGACCAGACGCGCGACCAACTGGTGCGCCAGTTGGTTGACCGCGCCATCGAGTTCAACGCCGGCCTGGCCGAGTTCAAAGGCTCCGCATTTGGCGACATTGACGCTTTTGTGGAGCTGAGTGCCGAACAGTACGGCGCCAGCTTGGGCGGCAAGAAAGGCAACGTGACTCTCACCACCTTCGATGGTCGCTACAAGATCATCCGCGCCAAGCAGGACACCATCGTCTTTGACGAGCGCCTGCAGGCTGCTCGCGCGCTGATTGACGAGTGTTTGGCTGATTGGACCGAGGGGGCGAAACCAGAGGCCGCGGTCATCATTAACGAGGCCTTCCGCACCGACACCAAGGGCGAGATTCGCACCGCCGCAGTGCTAGCGCTCCGGCGCCTGGAGATTAGCGATCAGCGCTGGCAACGGGCAATGAAGGCCATCAGCGAGGCGGTGCAGGTCGCTAGCACTAAGGCTTATCTGCGCATCTACGAACGGGTCCGCGTGGGCGAGGTGGATCAGTGGCGCCCCATCAGCCTCAACCTGGCCGAGATCCCGGCCGTGGAGGTGTGAAATGGCCAAGGCATACGCAATCTGCTGCATCAGCGGGCTGATTCGCATAGTCGAGGGTGAGGTGCCGGAGAAGCGCTTTGCCCTGGCAGTTGGAGAACGCGAAGTGGTGGGCAAGGTACTGGCCGAGACGGCGGACCATCGCCGCGTAGGCGGCCCTTTGTTTGTGCGGGCGTTGTTCGTGCCCGGCACTTCGCAGGTAGCTGATAGTCGGGAGAACCTCGGCGCAATTGCCCGTTATATCCAGACCCTGGCCCAACTCAACGTGCCCGACTTCCGGGCGCTGGGGGCCTGATATGAACCGCTACCACGACCCGAGCACCGACCCGTTGCCAATCCGCTCGCCTTATCACGAAGCCGAGCGCCAGCGCCTGGAGCAGTTGACCGCCGACTTTCTGGCCAAGGGTGGCCGGATTCAGGAGGTCGGCTACCAGATGCGGGACAAATACACCTTCGTGATTGATCCCAGCCGCTCGCCGCTTTATGCGCATCTGTTCGCGCAGCCAGAGGATCGGGAGCTTCCCGCACCGCTGACCGCGCAGGCTGAGCCGGAATCGGTGCTGCCTGTGGAGCTGATGCCAGCCGAACAACTGGCATCACGGCTGATGGTGCAGGCAGCTCTGGGGGCATCTCCGAAGGCGGCAGCCGATGCCGTGGGCATAAGCGAGAAGCACACGCGCCAGCTGGCGCGTGACTTCCACATCAAATTCCAGTGCCAACGCTAAAGGGGGCAGGCATGGCGAAAGTTGTTCTAACGCTGGATGACAACGGCGACCGCGTGACCATGGGGCTGTCTGGCGCAGGACGGGGGGAAACCAAGGCGCAGCGCATTGCTATCACGTTGTTCGAGCTGGCAGAGATTGACGCGAGGTTGAGCCAAATGCCGGCACATCGCAAACAGCCACCGAGCCACACCCTTCATTAAGCGAAACCGCCCCGGCGAGGCCGGGGTTGGTCTGCCCAGCGTGGTGGCTGGGTACTGATGAGCAGCCTCACATGAGAAAGAAACCGAGAACCCCTCGCGTCCGCCAGCAGGACGTAGACCGTCAGCAGAAGAAGCGCGACCGCGATGCGCGGCACGCCGAGCTGGTTGGTGCAGAGAAAACCAAGATCATCACTTATCGCGGCACCCGCGCTGACCTAGCACTTATGCAGCCGGTCGGCGGATTCGAGGAGCGCGACGAGGTAATCACTCTAGCGATTCGCTACATGGCGGGCCTGGCCCGCCGCGATCCTGCCGCTTTCCTGACGGCAATGGACCCGAGGAACCCAGCATGACCAGCGCCGGCAAGCGAAAGATTCAGATTGCCCGCCGCGAGCTGGGCCTGGACGACGATGTTTACCGCTCGATCCTGGCCCGCATCGCTGGCGTGCGGTCGTCCAAGGAACTGACCCCGCGTCAGGTCGGGCGGGTACTGGCCGAGTTTGAGCGGCTCGGCTGGGAGCCAAAACCATCGAGCAAACCGGGGACCAAGCGTGCAGGCCGCGCTGCGCCCAAACCATCCGCAGACCGCGAGGCGTTGGTGGGCAAGATCGAGGCACAGTTGGCCGCCGCCGGTCGCCCTTGGGAGTATGCCGATGGCATGGCCAGACGCATGTTCAAGGTGGATCGAGTTGAGTGGTGCGAGACGGACCAGCTACGCGGCCTGGTATCGGCTCTTGCGTATGACGCCAAGCGTCGGGAGCGACAGGCATGAACGACATGGAGCGCGTCCAAGCGCTGCTGCCTCAGCAGGTCCGTGAGATTGCCCGCGTGGTCGGCTTGCCTGGAGCATTGCGCCTCGTGGACGAGCTGGGCGGAACTACCTGGGAGTTTGCCAAGGGGGCCAACCGTATCGGAGAGATCCGTGTTGCCGCCTTGGCGGACATTCTTGGAGAAGAGGCCGCCGCAGTGCTGACCCGCCATATGGGCGGAGAGAAAATATATATCCCGCGCTGCTCGACCGCCCTGCGGAGCCTTCGGGACGCAGAGATACACCGGCAGTTCGAGCAGGCAGTCCGCGAGGGCGTTACCGCGAACACCGTAGTCGCGGAACTAGCCAGGGCCTACAAGCTGAGCGACAGGCGCATTTGGCTGATACTCAAGCAGCCCCCGGCTGAAAGCAGCACTCAGGGCAGCCTTTTCTGAGCTGCGATCTACTTCAAAGCTGACCACCCGTAGGCATCTGGTTTGCCGATTTTGTGCCACCGCGCTACGGCGCGCTCTACATGCCCGAACGTAGTGTTGTCCTGATAGTCAGGCACCTTCGGGTGGTAGATGTATACCGGAACGTACTTTCGCTCACCCTCCAGCATGACCTCATGCTCTACGAGCGCAACTTCTGAGTAGTCGCCTTCCTCTCGTTCAATAGCCGCATTCGCTGGTCCGACCAGGCTCCTGCCACCGGGGCGGTCGCCCGAAAGAATCACTACCACACCGCATGACTCTAAGCCCTCAACCAGGTCGCGTAGGTTGATGGCTCCAGCCAGTACCGTTACTGCAGGCATTTACTGTCTCCGAATTTAGGTGCGACACCCTACCTCAAAAAAAACAGGGCGCGGAGTTGAATTCTCGGTCACAGCCGTTAGCACGGTTCGCCTTAAGCGCAACCCCTTGCCAACCGGGGCTTTGCGGGCTTGCTTGCATTCTAAATTCGGCCGTTATGATGGGTTATGCCATATCGGCAAACGCATAAGGAACGACGCCTATGATGACCCCCGCTGCACAGTACGCCCTGGAGCGCATCGACACCCTGACTCGCTGCATGGGTGCAGTTAGCCAACTGCTGGACCCAGCGCCCGACCTCCACTTGGTCAAGCGTGAAAGTCTCGCCTGCCTCATCGAGTACTTCGCTTTGGAGTTCGAGGAAGCACAGCAGGCGCTCCGGCTGCAGTGATGAGAAAGGCCCCGCCGTGTGCGGGGCCTCTGCTATCGGGTAAGCGCAGCGGCCTCTTGCATGAGCCCCGGTCTTGTGAAATTCTGATTGCGGTTCAAGCAGAAGCCAGCCGCCCGTCAACAGCGAAGCTACTCCGTAGCACTGCCGCAGTAACTACTTCGACTTGTCTATTTCAAGCTCGAAAGGATGGTGGACGGGCGACATTCAAAAGAGCTGGAGATAGAACATGTCTGTCCGCAACTCTATACCCACCACTCTTGGCGGTATCAAGCACCTGGCTCGCATCATCAACCGCGAGCAGGACATTGCCCTCCATCAGGCTTATGAACAGGCCGCAAAGATCGCTGGCTTCAGTAACTACACTGATGCTCAGCGCAAGCTCAAAGGCGCAACTCGCTCCACGTATCCGCTCACAATTCTCGCCTACTGGCATGACTATGATCTGGGTATGCGTGGATTTGAGGAGCTGACTATTGATCTATCGAAGCCCTGGAAAGACCTTGTTCGTCTGGATCAGATAGACAAGTCAAATCGCCTGCATGGGGTCAGGCCGACATCTGAGCCCTCTACAATGACTTGCTGGAGTGTTGCTCACAATCAAGACTTTGCGCGCTCCAAGGTTTGCCAAGTTGCTCGCGCGTTCATCTTTATGGACTGTACCGGCTTGCGTCCCTCCTCAGGGTGGACCAGGGCGTACTCAGGGGCGCAGCCCCGCAGAATACCTGGGCAGGATCACAGCGGCGCTTGGTTCGACCCAATATCGCGGGCTTATGTAATTGCTGATGAGCCCTACATGGGATCAATCGAGGCTCTGCAGGGACGAGCTGATCAAGAGCGGCTCGACTGGTGTCGCAATAACGGATTCAAGATGGCGATGCCCAAGTGGCCGGGGATGTACAACCCTGATGGCGGCACTCGGCTGTACCTTTTCGCTAAAGAAGGTAAAGGGATAGACCTTGATTCGCTGGTCGAGGCACTCAATCGTCTACCTTCTCCGGTGATGGAGTCTGACTGGAAAGGTAAGTCGCATGCACAGCCGACCTTGCGTGGCCCTAAGGCTCGCACCAATCCGCTTGCTATCTACTGAACCCCATCCCCTAATCCGCTGAGTTCATGCCGCCGATCATGGCGGCATGAAAACTCAGACCGCCCCCCACGCCCTCACATCTCCCCGCGACTACGCGGCAGCAGTGCTTGCAGAGCCTTCACTGGATGGCCGCAAGCGACTGATGGAGCGTTGCCCGGCCGACTGGCGCAGCCTGGTCGAGGAGCATGTGCGGTCGGCATTCCCCGTGGTAGCCGCTTACCGTCGCCACCAGCGCGAGCGAATCGAGGGCTCTAAGCAGAAGCCCCCGGCGGCCCCGCGCCGCACCGACACCCCCAACGTAATCAATCACCGTAAGAGCGTGCCGGAGGTCGGCAACGCCGCTCTGGCGCAGCTGCGCGCGGCTGTGCAGGGAGGCCAATAGATGGGCATCAAAACGCGCCTGTTTTTAGCTGCAATCACCGTGGCCACCCCCGTGGTCGCGCACTTCGAGGGCCGCAATCTGCTGGCCCATCTGGACCCGGTGGGCATCCCCACCATCTGCGAGGGCTGGACCCGAGGCGTCCAGCTGGGAGACAAGGCCACCCCCGAACAGTGCGACGCCTACACCCGCCAAGGGCTGGATGAGTCCGCCGAAGTGTTCAAGCGCTGGGTGCCCGAGCATGTGGTCAACGGTCTGTCGCCCAAGACGCTCGCCGCCTTCCTGTCCTTTATCTACAACGTCGGCCCCGGTGCCAAAGGCATGAAGGACGGCTTTGTCTGGCTCAAGGACGGCCGCCACTCGACCATGCTGCTACACCTGCGTGCCGGACGTGTAGCCGAGGCCTGTGCTGAGTTTCGCTACCCACAATGGACCAGCGCAGGGGGGCGCCAGCTGCGTGGCCTGGTCCGTCGCCGAGCGGCTGAGCGACAGCTGTGCGAGGCCGAACTATGAGCCCCTCGACTATCCGCGACGGCCTGCTTGGCCTAGTGCCTTGGTTGCTGATCAGCGCCGCCGCTCTGGCAACCCACTACATGCTCGAAGCTGCCCGCGACGAGGGCCGAGAGTCTGGCCTGGCAACAGGCCGTGCCGAGCTGGCCGAGCTGCGCAGCCAGTATGCCGCCGAGAGGGCCAAGGCCGCCGATCAGGAGCTGGCCGATGCCAAAGCTGCCGCGAAACGTGAGCAGGAACAGGCAAAACGAGCCGACGAGCTGGCCAGCCAGCTTGTCCAGCAACAGCGTGATCACCGCACCACCACCGACCGACTCTCCGGGGAGATTGCCCGTGTTAATGACCTGTACCGCAAGGCGCGCGATGCAGCGCCTGAGCCTCTGCCTGCTTGCGTGTTCACTCGCGGCTTTGTCCGGGTGTGGAACGAAGCCGCCGGAGCAGCCGTGCCAGCCCTGGCCGATCCCGAGCGAACTGCTGCGCAAGTCGTCGAAGCCCTCGCCACTGACCAGCTCGATGCAGGCATCAGCCGCGCCGACCTTTTGGCCCACCACATCCGCTACTCCGAGCAGTGCCGCAACACCGCAGCACAACTGGACCAGCTGATCGACGCAATAGAGGGGAAGCACTGATGCAGATGGACTTTGCCGACGCCGTGGGCTGGGCAATCACGCTGCTCGGCATCTTCAGCACGCTTGTTTTCGGGCTGGTGAAGTTGCTGCTGGCGCAACTGGAAAAACGCCTGGGAGAGAAGTTCTCAGCCCAGGACAGGGAAATAGCCAAGTTGGCCGAGCTGGAGCGCGACTTCCTGCGCTTCCAGGCCGAACTACCGCTGCAGTACGTCCATCGCTCGGACTACGTGCGTAACCAGACCGTTATCGAGGCCAAGCTCGACGGGCTTCGCGACAAGCTCGAAGTGGTCCAGCTGAAAGGAGCTTAAACATGATCGATGCCGCCAAGATTCGCCGCGAGTCCATGCGCTGGTACATCTTGCTGACCCTGAACAACGCCCGCCCGGTAGACCCGCATGAGGCTCTGGTGCTGACGACTATTCAGGGCATCTACACCGACGCATCCCAACTGGAAGTGCGGAGCGAGCTGGACTACCTGGCCGACCGCAGCCTGGTAACCATCGACAAGCGCCCCGATGGCCAGTGGGTGTGTGGGCTGACGCATTGCGGCGTGGATATTGTCGAGTACACCATCCCCTGCAAGCCGGGCATTGCCCGCCCTTCGCGAGGCTGAACCAATGCCGCCGCGTGGCAAAGTCGCTCAGCTCCCGCCCGAGGTTAAGGCCTGGCTCGACCAGGCCCTGGTGGAAAGCAATTTTTCCGGCTACGAGGCCCTGTCCACTGAGCTGGCCGAGCGCGGCTTTAGCATCGGCAAGTCGGCCCTGCACACCTACGGCCAAGGCTTCGAGGAGCGGCTGTCTGCACTCAAGATGGCCAGCGAGCAGGCTAAGGCCGTGGTGGCCGCCGCGCCTGATGAGGAGGGTGCGGTCAACGAGGCACTCATGCGCCTGGTGCAAGAGCACCTTTTCAAGCTGCTCATGAGCCAAGACGGCAAGATCGATCTGCCCAAAGTGGCCAAAGCTGTGGCCGAGTTAGGCCGCGCCGCTGTGGTTCAGAAAAAGTGGCAGGCCGAGGTCAGAGCCAAGGCCGAGGCGGCCGCACAGAACGTCGAGAAGATCGCCAAGAAAGGTGGCCTCAACGCCGACACAGTGGCTGCAATCCGCCGGGAAATCCTGGGGGTGGCGGGATGAGTGCGCTGCTAACCAAGCCGCAGATGGAGAAGGACCCGCTGCACCAGGCCATCAGTAACACCGCTGGCGTAGAGGTGCCCGCCGTGCTGCTGGGCTATCAGAAGCGCTGGATTGGTATTCGCGCCCCGCTCAAGGTGGGCGAGAAAAGCCGGCGTATCGGTCTGACCTGGGCCGAGGCTGCGGACAACGTGCTGACGGCTGCGGCGGCTAAGTCGGCTGGCGGCCAGACCGTCTACTACCTCGGCTACAACCAGGACATGACGGTCGAGTACATCCAGGCCTGTGCCATGTGGTCGCGTGCCTTCAATTACGCGGCGGGCGAGATCGAGGAAGGCATCTGGCCGGATGAAGACCCCGACAAGCACATCAAGACCTACACCATCACCTACCCAGGCGGAAACCGCATCGTCGCGCTGACCAGCCGGCCGAGCAACCTGCGCGGCCGCCAGGGAGTGGTGGTGATAGATGAGGCCGCTTTCCACGCTGATCTGGCGCAGCTGCTCAAGGCTGCGATGGCGCTTCTCATTTGGGGCGGCGAGGTGCATGTGATCAGCACTCACGACGGCACCGACAATCCGTTTAACGAGCTGATCGAGGAGATACGTGCCGGTAAGCGTAAGGGTGAGCTGTTCCGCTGCACCTTCAAGGAAGCGGTAGAGGACGGTCTCTACAACCGTGTGTGTATGCGCAAGGGCATCGACTGGAGCGAGGACGAGCAGACCGAGTGGGTCGAGGACGTATACAAGTTTTACGGCACCGACGCCGAGGAGGAGCTTGATTGCGTGCCCAGCCAGGGCGGCGGCACCTACCTGAGCCTGGCCATGCTGGAGCAACGCAGCCGGGCCGGCGTGCCGGTTCTGCGCTTGGCCTATCCAGCGGGGTATGTCACCACCGCCGAGGAGCTACGTCTGGCCGATAGCCTGGCATGGTGTGAGCGCGAATTGGCGCCGCTCTTGGCACAACTGCCACCCAGCGCCTGGAGCTTCTACGGCATGGACTTCGCGCGCAGCGGTGACCTGTCGGTGATCGTGCCGCTGATCCAAGAGCAGGACAGCCGCAAGCGCGTGCCCTTCATGGTCGAGATGCGCGGGGTGCCGTTCAAGCAGCAGGAGCAGATTCTATTTTTCATCGTGGACCGCCTGCCGAGCTTCATGGCCGGGGCCAACGATGCGCGTGGCAACGGTCAGCAGCTGGCCGAGGCGGCGGCGGTGAAGTACGGGCACACCCGCATCAGCCAGGTGATGCTCACCGAGGGCTGGTATCGGGACAACATGCCCGGCCTGAAAGCTGACCTTGAGGACGGAACCCTCTACGACCTGCCGGCCGACCGCGATGTGATAGGCGACCTGCGCGCCTTCAAGACCATTCGAGGCGTGGCCCGTATCCCCGACTCGCGCACCAGCGACGACGCCGGCAAGCGCCACGGCGACAGCGGCATAGCTCTGGCCCTGGCCCGCTTCGCCACCCGCCTGGAAATCGAGCGCTATGGCTATGAGGCCGTGCGCCCAGCCAACGGCAATTCCTTTGACGACGATGACACGCCCCCGAACGGCTGGAGCGTGGGAGGTATTTGGTAATGGCTCAGTCGGTGATTGTTGACGAGCACGGCCGGCCGATCAGTAAAGCGGGGCTGTTGCAGGAAGTGGTGCAGGCCAGCACCACTGGCGTCTTTCAGGCCTGGTCTACCGCCGCCGTTTCCAGTTCGCTGGACCCTGCCAGGCTACGCAGCATTATGACGGCCGCCGCCTCGGGCGATATGGTCGACTACCTGACGCTGGCCGAGGAAATGGAAGAGAAGGACCCGCACTATGCAGCGGTGCTAGGCACCCGCAAGCGGGCTGTCTCCGGCCTGCCGGTCACCGTCGAAGCGGCCAGCAAGGACGCTCGCGACGAGGAGCTGGCCGAGGTCGTGCGCGGACTTACCGAGGCGCCCGAATTCGGCGACATGATGGACGATCTGCTGGATGCCATCGGCAAGGGCTTCTCGGTGGTCGAGCCGATCTGGCAGCTGATCGACGGCAAGTTCCAGCCGAAGGCCTACGAGTACCGCGACCCGCGCTGGTTTCAGTTCGACAAGGTGACGGGCAAGCGCCTGCAACTGCGCAGTGAAGGCGCTGAGGGCGCCGAGCTACCACCCGGCCGCCTGGTCGTGCATCAGCCGCGGCTGAAATCGGGCCTGCCGATTCGCGGCGGTGTGGCCCGTCTGGTGGCTGTCTCATATATGTGCAAGGCATTCAGTCTCAAGGACTGGATGCGATACGCCGAGCTGTTCGGAATGCCGCTGCGCATCGGTCGTTATGGTCCTGGCGCCAAGCCAGACGACATTGCTGTACTGCGCCGCGCTGTTTCCCAGTTGGCTGCTGATGCCGCCGCCATCCTGCCGGATGGGATGAAGATTGAGTTCGAGGAAATCGCCAACGCAGCGGGAGGCGCCGAGCTGTTCGAGCGCTTGGCCGAGTGGCTGGACAAGCAAATCAGCAAGGCTGTGCTGGGCCAGACCATGACCACCGACGACGGGTCGAGCCAAAGCCAGGCCAACGTGCATAACGAAGTGCGCATGGACATCCTGCGCGCCGATGCCAAGCAGCTGGCCGCGACCCTCAATCGCCTGGTGCGCATCTACATCGACCTGAACTACGGGCCGCAACAGCATTACCCGCGCATTGTCCTGCAGGTCACCGAGCCCGAGGACCTCAAGGCCTTGGCTGACGCGCTCACCCCATTCATTGACCGGGGCCTGCGCGTCGAAGAGTCAGCCATTCTGGACAAGTTCGGCCTGGCCGCCGCCGAGGCCAGCGCTATCGTGCTGCGCCCGGCCAATAGCCAGCCAGCACCAGCGCTCAACAGCGAGCGGCAACACTGTGCCTGCCCGGCCTGCGGCAGTCAGCGCAAGGCCCTCAATAGCGAGCAGTACCGCGACGGGCTGGACGCACTGGCAGAGGAAGCCTTGGGCGACTGGCGCCCGCTGATGCAGCCCGTGGTTGCGCCTGTGCATCGCCTGGCTGAAAGCTCGGCCAGCTTCGAGGAGTTCCGCGCCGGCCTGGCCGGGCTGCTGGATGAAATGGACAGCAGCGCTCTGGTCGAGCAGCTGGCGCACGCGGCATTTCGCGCCCGTGGCCAGGGTGACGGGGGCGACCAGCTGTGACCATCAACAGCCAGTCGCCAGGGCCTGTGCCAAAGGATGCGCTGGATTACCTGCGCGCCAAGGGCTACCGCGTCGGCTTCGATCATCGGGACGTGTGGCAGGAGGAACACGCCACGGCCTGGACCGTGGCCAAGGCCATGCGCCTGGACATTTTGGAGACCATCCGCGCCGCCGTTGACCAGATGATCGAGGACGGCCAGAGCTTCGCGCAGTTCCAGCGCGAGCTGCAGCCGATGTTGGAAAAGCTGGGGTGGTGGGGCCTGGGGACTCTGGCCGACCCGCTGACCGGTGAGCAACGCGAGGTGCAGCTGGGCAGCCCGCGCCGCCTGCGCACCATCTTTGACGTGAACTTGCGCACCGCCCATGCGGCGGGCCAGTGGCAGCGCATCGAGCGCACCAGCAAGACCCACCCGTATCTGCTGTACCAGCTGGGGCCAAGCCGCGAACACCGCCCGGAGCATGTGAGCTGGGCCGGCATCATCCTGCGCGCCGACGACCCCTGGTGGCAGACCCACTTCCCCCCGAATGGCTGGGGCTGCAAGTGCTGGGTGCGGCAGGTCAGCCGTCGCGAGGCCGAGCGCTTGCTATCCAGCGGCCGCTACCTGAATGCGGCCCCGGACCTGGGCGAGCAGGAATACGTCAACCAACGCACCGGCCAGATAGTGAAGGTGCCGCGCGGCATCGAGCCGGGCTGGGCATACAACCCCGGCCAGGTATCTCGACAGGCGCGGGCGCAGGAGATCCTCGACGAGAAGGAAGGGGCGAAACCGCCCCCCGCCAAAACGGCCCGTAAAGGCGTTTAAACGAGGGTGCCCGCTACCAGCGTCAGGGGCTGGGGGCGAAATGCATTTCTAACGCGGTTCTAACGCGCTTGGCGGCGATGCCGGCGCCCCATCAGAGATAGGAGAAGGCATATGCCGGACATTCAGACCCAGGCTGGCGGATGGAGCGCCGTGAACAACGCCGCCCTTCCAGTGGGCGCAGCACTGCGAATCCAGAACAAGGGGCCGGTAGCCGTGACCATTCAGGAGCACGCGGGCCAGCCACCGGCCGGCGATACCCAAGGCTGGCTGCTGCAGCCGGGCGAGTCCATCGACATAGATGCAGGCTCGCCAGGTGTTTGGGCGCTGTCGATCCTCGCGGCGGTCATCCTGTTTGGGCAGAGGATTTAACCATGGGTATTCGACCTACAGGTGCGGGAGGCGCAGCGGTTCCTGCTGGCGGTGCCCGCCTCGGGATTATTGGCACGTCGCTGGTGCAGCAGAACGAAGTGGCCACAAGCACCAAGATCAGCCATTCCAGCCGAGGTTGGCTGAGCTGGGCGCGCTTCTTTTCTCGGGACCGATTCATCTGCCCCATCTGGCATGACCAGGCGGCCTACGCCGGCTGGGAACCATCTGGCGTGCCAGGCGCTACACGTAGCTTTCGAGGGCTTAACGCTGGCGTATCCGGGCAGACCATTGCGCAAATCACCAGCCGGCAGCGGTTCCTCTTGGACAACGTGAGCTGCGACTGGGTAATGATCGACGCGGGCACCAACGATATGGGACCGCTCTCGAAGGAGGCCATCCATGCGTCTCGCATCGCCCTTGCCAAGCTCTATCTGGCGGCGGGTAAGCGAGTGATCTTGCTGCCCATCCTTAGCCGTAGCGTTTCCAGCTGGAGTGCGGGCGGAGCGGAAAGGAAGAAGGCCGCATGGCTCAACCAGCAGGCGCGCAGCTTCTGCGCCGCCACCCCCCATTGCTACCTCTATGACTGGAATGCTCGCTGGGTGGACAGCGCCAGTGCCAACGGCGAGCCCATTGCCGGATTCTCGAACGATGGCACCCACTGGTCGGTGCCTGGTGGCGTAGACGGAGGAGAAGGCTTCGCCGCATTTGTGGCCAAGCTCATGCCGGACCCTGCGCCCCGCGTCTGGTCGGCTGACGATACCTTCGACGCTACCCACAACCCGTTGGGCAACCTGCTGGCTAACCAGTTCTGTATGGGGGCAGGCGGCACGCCGGTTGCCTCTGCTGCGACGGGACAAGTTGCAAATGGCATGCGGGTAGAGCGCTCGACAGGCACGGCAACGATTGCCTGCAGCAAAGAGGCGCGGCCAGACAACCGAGGCGATTGGCAGGTATTGGCGATCACCCCAGGCGCTAGCGACAGCCTGAGCTTTTTCCGCCCCAATGCCGCTGACACGGTGCATGCCCTGCCTGCGGGGACCTGGGTGCAGGGCTCCATAGAGGTAGAGATCGGCAGCTGGAGCGGATGGCAGGGCATCACCTTGTATATGAAAGACAACGGTGTGGGCGGCCTGCTCGCATATGGCATGGAGCCGTTCGATGACGGGGCGGGATACATCCGTCTGCCGGCGCGGGTCATGAATGGCCTGATCGTTACACCGCCCATCCAGCTGGTTGCCGGGAGTGCCTCGATTCGCTGGCGTGTCGAAGTGCGCACCGCTGGCGGTGTAGGAGGTGCCGGCACTCTGAAAGTCGGCGCTTTGGAGCTGCGCCCGGTTGCCGATCCACGTCAAGTTGTCGGCTATAGCGCGGGGTAGAGAGGTGTAGCTAGGGGAGCAAACAAAGAGAGGACGCCCGCCGAGGTGCTGGAACACCAGCGGCGAGCGCCAGCCGCAGAACACGCCTGCAAGCCAGCCAATGGTCCCCCCACTCTCGCGAGAGCGGCGGGAAGCCTACCAGCTTTAAAAGGGCATTGCAGTTGATAGAAATCCGATGCGGCGGCTGTGGCCGTCTACTGGCCAGAGCCGCAGGTTATACCGCAATTCAAATCAAGTGCCCGCGTTGCCGGGTACTCAATCACCAGACAGCCGCGAGCTGCCCGAATCCAGAGCGCCAGGGAGCGCCTCGTATCGAGGTAGCTCATGGCAGCACGGAAAGACCATCACCCAGCACAGCCGGGTAACTTCAACCCGCCGACTACTGAACAGGTCGGCTACATCATGGGGGAGCATGCGTTGGCTGGCTTCGGTTGCAGCAGCTTCTACATCGCGCTGATCCCCCGAGCCGAGGCAAACCGCATCATCATCGCCAACCACTACTCCGGGCGGATAGTGAACAACTCATACATTCACCTGGGCGTATGGGTGGAGGGGGTGATGCGGGGGGTGCTGCAGTTCGGCTATGCGCTCAACCCGGTAGCCGGCGCACAGAAGATCGTGGCCGGCACTGAGGTGGACCAGTATCTGGAACTAAACCGTATGTGGCTGGATGACGTGGCCCCGCGCAACAGCGAGAGCCGCGCCATCAGCTACGCCTTCAAGTTCATCAAGCGGGCTTGCCCGCGTGTGGCTTGGGTGCAGAGCTTCGCCGACGAGCGCTGTGGTGGCTGGGGCGTGGTGTATCAGGCGGCGAACTTCCTCTACTTCGGCCACCACAAGACCAGTTTCTACGAGCTGGACGGCCAGACCTACCACGAGATGCTGCTGACCACCGCGAAGAACGGTGGCGGGCGGGGCAAGTACCTGCGGGAGAATCTGCACAGGGCAACGCACCATAGCCTGCTGCAGTTCCGCTATATCTACCTGATCAAGTCGAGCTGGCGTGGGCGTTTTAAGAAAGCGCCCCTGCCATTTCCTAAGCCGGGGCAGCCGTTGCCTGACCGGCGAAGGCTAAAAAGTTTGCTAGCTCAGCAGACCAAGCGCTACGGGTAGGCTTGCGCCGACTACTGAGGAAACAAGAGGGTGAGCGAGGAACGCAGTCAGGCGATTCTTCGCTTCTTCTCTTTCTTCACGGGGAGCATCAAGGCTGTCGATCTTCTGGATCAGTTCCCCAAGAGCCAATTGCAGGTTCTGGACATTGTGGTCGCCGATCTGAATGCCCTGGGAACCGTGAATAGTTATGTGATTGGTTGTGGACTTTCCAGGGGCGCCGGGTCTCAGTGCGCTGTCTTTGGAAAGCTTCAATGTGTAGTGGGGCGGAATGCCCCCATGTCCGCCGAGCCCGGAGCTGTAGGCTACTTCGGTAATGGTGTAGTACTCCTCTCGACTGTTAGGGAGTATGCGAATTGCTTTATCGCCTTCTACAACATTG